ACAAAGTATGAGCACACAAAGTGGCATCATGTCTACTCAAATGTCAGAAACTGCTACAGTACTTCAAAATGCTTATCAGCAAATTGCTAATGGAAATGTTGAAGCTGAAAATGTATCTGCCTTATTAAGAACCAGTCTTAGTAATAATAGCGGTGCAATCAACACAGAACTAAACAATTTGATTAATACATTTGGTGTTTCTCCTCAGTTAGCACAAGACTTTGGTGATCTCGGAATAGCTGCACGTGGTGTAGTTGAAATGGTAAATGCAGCACGTACCGAAATGTCAGGTGGTACAGAAATTGAAGCAGGGTCAATACAAGAAAATCTAGGTCTGTTTGAAACAACTTTAAACACTGCACAAGCATCAATACAAAATGTTTTCATTGAATCTCTTGAAGGTACTTCGCCGTACCTAGGTGCGTTAGCCGAAGGTGCAAAACTAGCAGCCGCAGAACTTAATAAAATTGTAGATGCATTTGCAGAAGGTACACTAAATGATTATTTTAAAAATGCTGCCGGTACACTTGCAGGGCAGGCAGGCAATAATAACAGTCCTGGGGATATAGTTAAAGATCTAGTAAAAGAAGAAATTGGCGGCGGAGCTGGACTTTCCTTGGGTCCTACTACATTTGCAGCAGAAATGGATCGATTCCTTAACGATCCTGGTGGATTTACACTGGAAGAAAGGCAAGACCTTATTAATTCAATAAGGGACAAACAAAGAGAAGATTCAAATCTATTTGTAGATTTCCTAGGTTTTACAGGCGGTGTGCTCGGTGATGTTTTTGGGAATCTTGATGCAAGAATATCAAGCGACGATGATATAATAGAATCTATAAACGCAATAAAAGCAGGTGCTGAGTTTGCTACAGGTGGAATTTCTTCAGGGCCAGAATCTGGATACAATGTTAAATTACACGGAACAGAAGCAGTTGTGCCGTTGCCTGACGGAAATAGTATTCCTGTCAGCCTAACCAGTGGTGGCATGGGTAGTATGATTGATTCTATTATAAGTCAAACTAGCACTGAGCTTGGTAATAAGTTTGACGAAAGTGTTGGTAATTTAGCTACTATGTCTGTAAACCTCGACGATAGCAAAACACTTTCTGAAATGCTTCAAGTTAATAAAAATATGCTTACTCAGATGCTAGCTAGTTCACAAAAAACAGACCAAATGCTAAGAGCAATGGAAAATGCTAATTTAATTTCTAGGACTACAGCTTACGTGAGAGCATGATTTTTTTAACCTAAGATTATGATTGGTAAATACTACATTAGGATAGATTCGCAGTAATGGCATATAAAAAGCATTTTAAAGTAAACACCAGTGGTACAATGAGTCCAATTAGTGGAAACAGTAGCGCAAGCACGAGCCCAGATGTTGGGTACAGGAATTGGGGAAGTACGTTACCAGATGTGTACACAGGACACCCTAATCGTGTTGAGCGATACAATCAGTATGAAAGTATGGATCAAGATCCAGAAATTAATGGTGCACTAGACACTATTGCAGAGTTTTCTACACAGGAAAGTGTAGACACAGATACTTCTCTTACTATAAAGTATCATGACAAAGCAACAGATACTGAGAACGAAATCATTACTACTCAATTAAAGCAATGGTATAACTTACAAGAATTTGATAAAAGAATTACTAAACTGTTTAGAAATGTTTGTAAGTATGGAGATCAAGTTTTTATTCGTGACCCAGAAACATACAAATTGTTCTGGACAGACATGCACAAAGTTACAAAAGTTGTAGTTAACGAAAGCGAAGGAAAAAAGCCAGAGCGTTATTTTATTAAAGATTTAGGACCAAATTTTGGTAATTTAACAGCGACTGAAAGTAATGCACCGGATACTCATCTTCGTAGTCCTCAACAAGGCGGTGTTAGTAGTAGCTATAGTATGTCTAATCAGTCATATACCGGCGGCAATAGATTTAGCACAGATGCTGGAGAAATTGCAATTTCAGCAGAACACATTGTTCATTTTAGTTTAACAGAAGGGCTAGACCCAAATTGGCCATTTGGCGTGAGTATACTAGAAACAGTTTTCAAAACATTTAAACAAAAAGAACTATTAGAAGATGCTATTCTAATCTATCGAGTACAGCGGGCACCAGAACGTAGAGTATTTTATATTGATGTGGGTAATATGCCTAGTCATATGGCTATGCAGTTTGTTGAGCGGGTTAAAAACGAAATTCATCAAAGACGTATTCCAAGTCAAACTGGCGGCGGTACAAGTATTATGGATAGCACATATAATCCATTAAGCACAAACGAAGATTACTTTTTCCCTCAAACTGCTGAAGGTAGAGGTTCTCGAGTTGACACTTTACCTGGTGGTGAAAATCTAGGACAAATCGACGATCTAAAGTACTTTAACAACAAACTACTGCGTGGTTTGCGTGTACCGAGTAGTTATTTGCCGTCTGGTCCAGAAGATGGATCGCAGAGTTATGGCGATGGTCGAGTAACTACAGCACTTATACAAGAATTCCGTTTTAATCAATATCTTAAACGTATTCAACGATTAGTAGCATCTACAATGGATAGAGAATTTAAAACGTTTTTAGCCTGGAGAGGTTTTAGCCTCGACAATAGTATTTTTGAATTGCAGTTGTCTGAGCCAATGAATTTCTCTGGATATAGAGAAATTGAAATCGATAACAGTCGTATTGGTGCATTTACATCAATTGAAGGTACCGAATACCTAAGCAAAAGATTTATGATGAAAAAATATCTTGGTCTTTCGGACGTCGAACTTAAAGAAAACGAGAAAATGTGGTTTGAAGAACAAGGAGATAATGGTTCCAATGATCAAGGTAGTAGTAATCTTCGAAATGTTGGTATTAGTACCGGAGACATTGGAAACGATTTAGATTCAATTGAAGATCTCGAAACCGATGATCTCGATGCAGATGATGATACAGCAGAAGTTGGCGATACCAATGCAACTGACGGAGTTGAATTAGATGCATTATAAATTATAAATAACACTGGAGAAGCGTTATGAATTTATTTGAATTTTTTAGTTCTAAAAAAGATTTCCCTGAATCTTATCAGAATACCGAGCATGATCAAAGTCAGCTGAAGTTTTCTGATACACGGAAAACAAGATTAACATTGCGCCGAATTCAACAACTTCGTCAAATGAATGATGTAAGAGACATTGAAAAGAAAAACGAAGTAGACAGATTAAAACAAATTTATGGCTCTAGAGGCGAATAACGTTATTATTTTTAAATTAGATATTTTTTTTAAAAATACTGAAAAAGTAGTATATTTGTCTAACTTAAAGCATATAAGTATGTTTGAGTCTAAAAAAATACTAAAAAGGTGTAAAAATACGCCGTTTTCTCTACAATGTAGCAATTCTATGTAAATACTTTCAGTCCCATAGTGGAAAGGAGTATTAGCCAATGAATAAGTTTGAACAACTTGTAGAATTTATCATCAATGAAGATGAAGATAAAGCACAAGAATTATTTCACGAAATCGTAGTAGAAAAAAGCCGCGAAATTTATAACAATCTAGTTAACGAATCAGATGATCAATCAGATGATTTTGTATCCGATATTGAGTCTGACGAATACGGCACTGATATGCACTCAGAAGATGAAGACGAAGATGATGACATGGAATCAGCCATGGATGATGCAGAAGATGATGCAGACGATGAGGCAGATGCAGAAGAAATCGAAGACCGTGTAGTTGATCTTGAAGCAGAACTCGATGCACTTAAAGCTGAGTTTGATGCAATGATGTCAGATCACGACGATGAAGCCCCAGCTGAAGAAGAAATGGAAATGGAAGAAGAATTTGCATTTGAAGATACAGACGAAGAGCTTGACGAAACAGACGAAGAGCTTGAAGAAGGCGAAGAAATCGTTCGTGAGTATACAGAAAAAGTAGCAGCTCCAAAAGGTGAAAACCATGCAGCAACTAGTACTGTAGCTGGTAAAAACGACATGGGCGGCACAGCAAGTAATATTGCACAAAGCGCCGATGAAAAAGGTGGCAAAGTAGCAGCACCAAAGCAACACGATGCAGGTAATAAAAATAAGCCAGGCGCAAAGCAAGGTTTAGAAAAAGCACCAGCGCCTAAGAAAGGCGAATAATAGCAATGGTATCCCTAGTAGAGCATTTAACATATGATCAAGCACGTGTTGTTACTGAAAGTAGCGAAGACGGCAAAAATCTCTACATGAAAGGGATTTGTATCCAAGGTGGGGTAAAGAATGCCAATCAGCGTGTTTATCCTGTAACAGAAATACAAGGTGCTATTAAGCAAGTACATGAACAACTCTCCAGTGGCAATAGTGTCCTTGGGGAGGTTGATCATCCAAGCAATCTCAGAGTTAATTTAGATCGTGTAAGTCACATGATTACTGAAATGTGGATGGATGGTCCAAATGGATTTGGCAAATTAAAAATTCTGCCTACTCCAATGGGCAACCTAGTTAAAACAATGCTAGAAAGCGGAGTTAAACTAGGCGTTAGTAGTAGAGGCAGTGGAGAAGTTAACGAGTCAAGTGGCGAAGTTAAGAACTTTGAAATTGTAACTGTTGATGTTGTTGCCCAACCTTCTGCGCCAAATGCATATCCTAAAGCCATTTACGAAGGGCTTATGAATATGAATGGTGGACAAAAAATGTTTAACATGGCTGCAGAAGTCAATGAGGACCAGCGTGTCCAAAAATATCTAACTGAATCGATTAAACGATTCATCAATGAACTAAAACTGTAAACTACAGGAGACACTTATGTTCGAAGCTTTAAAACCATTAATCGAAGGCGGTTTAATAAACGACGAAGCGCAAGCCCAGCTTGAAGAAGCATGGGATTCAAAAGTTGCATCTATCCGTGAGGAAGTTGAAACTGAAATGCGTTCTGAGTTTGCCAATCGTTATGAACACGATAAAGCAAAAATGGTTGAAGCTCTAGACCGTATGGTTACTGAAAGCCTAACTAACGAAATTACTGATATTGCTGACGAAAAAGCAAAAATTTCAGAAGATCGTGCCAAGGCTGTTGCAAAATTAAGTGAACAAGCGGCAACGTTTGAAAACTTTTTAACGAATGTTCTTGCTAAAGAAATCAAAGAATTCCGCGACGATCGTGCAGCAAACAAAAAAGCACTAGTTAAACTAGAAAGTTTTGTTGCTGAAGGATTAGTTAAAGAATTAAGCGAATTCCATGAAGACAAGCAAGACTTAATTGCAACTAAAGTTAAACTAGTATCTGAAGCAAAAGAAAAATTTGCTGATCTTAAGAAAAACTTTATTACTCGTAGCGGTACCGCTATTAGTGAAGCAGTAAACCACACACTAAGAGCAGAAATCACGCAGCTCAAAGAAGATATCGCAGAAGCACAGAAAAACAATTTCGGACGTAAATTGTTTGAAGCGTTTGCTAGCGAGTTTTCGGCAACTCATCTTAATGAAAATGCAGAAATGCGTAAACTAAAAAATTCTATAGATGAAATGCAAAAATCATTAGAAGAAGCAAAAAAAGTAGCCGAAACAAAATCTGCTATTGCTGAATCTAAAGATGCAGAAATTCTAGCAATTAACGAAAGTATTGCTCGAGAAAAAGTAATCAATGAACTTTTGTCACCTCTATCTAAAGATAAGGCACGTATAATGTCTGATCTACTAGAAAGTGTTGACTCTAAAAAATTAAAAACATCATTTGACAAATATCTACCAGCAGTAATGAATAGTAGTAAGTCATCTATGCTTAATGAATCAAAAGAATCAATTACCAGTGAAGTAACTGGAAATAGGACAGCCAAGCTTGTTGAAACCGTCGATGAAAGTAACATCGTTGAAATCAAACGTTTGGCAGGTCTGTAAAAGACCATAACTGAGATAAAAGGAAATAAAACAATGAGTAATAAACTCTTAGAAGAAAGCCGTTGGGGCGAAACTAGAGACGCTCTACTCGAGGGTCTAAACGGTTCCAAGCGTAGTACAATGGGTGTTATCCTAGAAAACACTCGCAAAGGACTAATGGAGAGTGCAACATCAGGTGCAACTAGTTCAGGTAACGTAGCAACACTTAACCGTGTTATCCTACCAGTTATTAGACGTGTTATGCCAACAGTTATTGCTAACGAAATCGTTGGTGTTCAGCCAATGCAAGGTCCAGTAAGTCAAATTCACACACTACGTGTGCGTTATGCAGATGACTTTACATCAAGTGCATCAGGTGCTCCAGGCACAGACGCATCAGCCGGTGACGAAGCACTTTCACCATTCAAAATTGCCCAAGGTTATTCCGGTCGTGCACCAGGTGTAACTAGTACAGATGGCAAAGCCGCTACAACAAGCGCAATGGAAGGCGTTGCAGGTAACCGTATCAGCGTACAGATCCTCAAGCAGGCTGTAGAAGCTAAGACACGTAAATTATCAGCACGTTGGACATTTGAAGCAGCACAAGACGCACAGTCTATGCACGGCTTAGATGTTGAAGCAGAAATCATGGCAGCTCTTGCTCAAGAGATTACTGCTGAGATTGACCAAGAAGTTCTTGGTTCACTTCGTGCACTAGCTGCAACTGAAGAAACATTCAACCAAGCAGCAGTCAGCGGTACAGCAACATTTGTTGGCGACGAGCATGCAGCACTAGCAGTTCTTATGAACCGTGTTGCAAACAAAATTGCACAGCGTACACGTCGCGGTTCAGGTAACTGGGCAGTTGTAAGTCCACAAGCACTAACAGTGCTACAGTCAGCTACAACAAGCGCATTTGCCCGTACAACTGAAGGTACTTTTGAAGCACCAACAAACACAAAATTCGTCGGTACACTAAACGGCGCAATGCGTGTTTATGTAGACAGCTATGCAAGTGATGACACTGCAGTACTAGTTGGCTACAAAGGCGGTTCAGAAGCAGACGCTGCAGCGTTCTACTGCCCATACATCCCGCTAATGAGCAGTGGTGTAGTACTTGACCCAGCAACACTAGAGCCAGTAGTTGGTTTCATGACACGTTATGGTTATGTTGAACTAACAAACACTGCGTCATCTCTTGGTAACGCTGGTGATTACTTAGGCGAAGTTGCAATCAGCAACGTAACATTCAGCTAAGTTACACTATAATTACTAATTAAAATAGGCTCTTCGGAGCCTATTTTTTTGGCTTTTTTATAGTTTTGTTTGAATAAATATATCTGCACATAAAGTGTTTATGGGGAACACCATCCCCGTAGCCCTAGAACGGTATTTTAAAGGAGAAACAAAATGGGTAGACCACTAAAACTAACAGAAACAGTCGACAGCACTCTTAAAGTAGGCCAAATTGGTAACACTAGCCAAACAGGAAACCAGATTCAATTTACAGGTTTTGTAACTGGCGGCGCTGCAAACACTGGCTATGCTAGTCGCCAAACTGGCGCAAAAACTTTCAAAATCACTACAACCAATGGTACAGCAGATTTACTTTTAACTGCTCAAGCTAGCGGTAGCCTAAGTGCAGGTGAATGCCAGCTAACTGCAACCGACAGCGCAGGCGGTACTTACTATGTAAGTAAAATCACTAATAACTATGTAACACTTGTCCCAAATAATGGTACACAGTTTAGTTCAGGTGCACGTGCTCAATGGGTGGCATCGGGACCAGTTAATGGTGTGAGTGTAAGTATTCCGACAGCATAATAATTAATTTTATATTGACTTTATTAAAGGTTACAGCATATACTATGTTGTAACCTTTTTTAGTAACATGGACAGAATATTTGTTTTAGGCAACGGCCGTAGCCGTTTAGGATTAGATTTAAATAGTTTAAAGAGTGCAGGCAAAGTTTTTGGCTGCAATGCTCTTTATCGTGACTTCTCTCCCGATGTATTATTTGCTACCGATCCTGGCATATCAAAAGAAATTGAAGAATCTGGGTATCCTCTTA